TTTGCGATTGACCCCAAAGGTAAACCCACAGCGGGCACAATCAACAAACTCATCCACATATTAAGTCTAACCTCTGACATTTATTTTTCAAGGCACTGCCGACAAAGTGCGACTGTCTTGCCGTGAGGACACTTGGGAGGAGGGGCGGCTTTGGCCGCAAGGCGAGCTTGCTCTTCCAAGAACTCTTTAGATGCTTGACGCTCTTTTTCCTTGCGAGCTTGAGACTGAGGCGACTCTGCTAAAGCGGCGGCATTCTCCCAAGAATCATTGTTCAACCAAGTGGCGGGATATTTCGTAAAGTCGGGGTCCCGCTTTGGGTCGTTGCGATACGCAATTACGCCAGCAAGGATGTCTTCAAATTTTGTTCTTTTGAGTGCAGATTTGAATGCCCTAAATGCCTTTGCTTTGTCCAGTTTTCTAGGGTATGCGTTCCAAAATTCATTGAAAAGCTCTTCGCTCTTATTATTCTTAACTTGTTCTTCTTTAATATTGTTATTCTTAGGGGTCGGATTTTCCGTCGTCGGGTTTTCCGCCAACGGGTTTTCCGATGGGTCATGCGTAGTCCAGATGTTTTCTCCAAATCGACCATCGTTTTCTTGTGACCGAGTAAGGTATCCAAACTTCTCCAGCTCCTTGATTGCTGACCGAATAGAGTCCTTGCCCTCCTTGGAGTTTGTGGCAAGCTGACTAATGCTTAGTGACCAGCCGTGACTGTGGCTCATTACCAAGGACAAAAGTCCTCTTGCTTTGAGGCTCAGCCGAGAGTCTCTTAGCCAGTGATTTGGTATCTGTGTGAAGTGGTCGTCAAAAGAGTGATAGCCCCTAACCAGAGGCATTAGAACATAACCTCTCGGTCTTCGACAACAGTCTTTGTACCATCATCATTCAAGACATACCAGCTGCCGTCACACTCGTCATAGACAGGTTCTGAGAAGTCCTGCCAACTGTTTATCTTGTGACCGTATTCTCTGGCCCTCTCAGCTGCCGCAGAGTCGCCCTCCATGCGAAAGTTGTATTCACTGCAAACCATCAATAGGTTGGAGTAGTGGTCTAATAGCTTTGAGCCACCAGCACCACGATTCCTTCGGTGATGCACAACCAACTCAATGTCTTCACCGCAGTGCAGGCAGTATGGGTCACGCTTTTTGAGGGTATTTCTTATCCTTTGTGTAATCATCTCATCTCCGCTTGGACGAGCTTCACTTGGGTCCCGAGAGCCATAAGTGAAGTCTCAATAGTCTTGATTTTCATTTTTATGCGATTGTGCTCTGCTTTACGCAAATCTCTTTGCAAGCGAGCATCCGCAGATTCTAATTTGGCTAAGGCAGTTCTGTCTGCAACAGTGCCCTGTGTCTTAATAAAAGCCTTCTGCTCAATCAGGTCAAGCTCATGCTCGGCTTGAGCTAAGGCTACTTCCGACTCATAGAGAGCATCAGCTCCTCTAGAGTTCTCCTGATTCAGTCGGGCTATCTCCTGGACTATTTGCGATGGAAGCACTTAACCTCCACAGATGCCAGACCAGCTCTTGATTCCAGAACTGGGCCTCATTTGTTTTTCCCTGAACCTTTGCCATTTGGTACGCTTCCGTCAATTCCTTGACCTTCGCTACCTGCACTGAGGATTTTGCCACGAGCTTCTATCCTCTCAAGTTGCTCATCAGATGCTCCTGCAACCTTTGCCTGAGCGTATAACCAACGCAAACCGTCTACGCTCGTTAGTTTATCTGCTTCTACCACCCAATCTTGACTGGGGGGCTTAGGTGCTACGCCTCTCTCTGCTTTTTCCATTTCCGTACGGCTTGCTCTTTTAGAACCGCTGTAATTGGCATTAGCAAGGGCCCGTCCGATAGCGGAAGTCTCGCAGGTTTCAAGAGCCGCAGTTTTCTGAGCCATACCTTCCCCATCGACCTCAAATGCCAAACCAGTTGCTTTCGGCAGATTATTCGCTTGCTCGCCTGCCGTGAGAAAAATGCTGGCCTTAACAACCCAAGTAGATACCGAGCGGTCAGCCGTTGTCGTAAGATTCTCAGTGATAATCCGTCCATCAGGGTGTGCTTCATAGAATTTCCTTATTCTTTCTTCTACTGTTTCGTAATCATCAAGATTGAACTTCGGCATTATCAGCCTCCTCTGCTACAAACTGCCATCCTTGGTGCATGTAGAACCAGTGGTCCAGTTCCATAATGCTGATTCGTTCAAGGCCCTCTTCATTGACCTTTAGGCCGTCTACCAGCCCTGTGATTTGCGTTACACCCTTTTGCAGGGTGACATAACTTCCGATACCGATATCCATTACATTTCCTTTCGATTTGTAATCAAGACGGGATTTCCGCCTCTGATTTGTCTAGACGCTACACGCTTCGTTGTGCCATCGTCAAGTCTTATAGTTCCCCATTTTGCGTCTTGCATCTTTCCCAACGCCGCAGACTTAGCGTAGAGAAGCCTCTCAGCGGCCCTGTCAGCGTCTTTCTGAGCGTCTATGAGCTCAAACCCTATGTCACCCAAGAAAACCTCTCTAGGGTCAATTTCTGGGTGTTGCAACCGAACCGCATTGTAGGTGCTTTCCGAGCCATCCCAGTCAGGTTTGATGTCATTTATCACCGACTCCCAGAATCTGATAATTGCATCACGCTGAATGTCAATCTGCAACTGATTGAATGGGATGTCGTACTCATTCCAAGTCATGCCCGCAACAGCAACGAGTGTCATTCTCTGTATCTTGAGGACTCCCGCATAGTGCAATACCTGTGCAATGTAGGCAGGGGGCACAACATCCCAGGTCTGCCGAGCTGTCTTGACCTCGATAATCTGCCACTCGCCTGTTTCTCTGTGACGAGCTAGAGCATCGGGATTGACATGCATAAAGTCATACTCTGCATCTTGATAAGTGCCTGTTTCAAAAAGCTCCCAATCTGGGTGCTCCTCTTCCCATAGTCCCAAAATGGGACTCTCAAAAGCTTTACCGAACCGAATGGCCCAGTTCTCTTTTATCTGTGACGGAATCTTGCCTGTCTTTTTTGCCCAAAGAGCGTATGCGCTCTCGTAAGGGTTCAAACCGAGTATGGTGCCTACTTCACTACCTCCGACACTAAAAGTCCTTGCAGCATGCCACTCAGGGCTTCCTGCGTCATAGATACCGAGTAACTTCGCATCATTTAGAATCTCTGGTGCATAAAGTTCCATTTCTGTCCTTTCTTAGGTAGCCTTATCTTATGCATGCGGGCGGACATTTTTCCAGCGAGTATATGAAATTGTTATCTTCGATTCATACTGCTGGCACAGTCCCCTGTGAGTTGTTCCCTAAGTTCTGGTTTCCCGAGGATTTTCCTGAGCCAGACACGAGAGAAGCGGCAACAATACTGGCGAAGAAACTTTGCAGTCTTTGCCCCATACAGAAACAGTGTTTTGAGTACGCATTGAAAAATGACGAGAGACACGGTATTTGGGGCGGCACTAGCCCAGATGAGCGTTGATTTGACAAAGTGATTTCTCATGCTGTAGCTTCACCGCATGGACGCACAGAAAATTTATCTAAGACTTCAAAAAGAGATAGAACAAGCCCCGATTATCCCGCCGTGTCAGACCACTGACCCTGAGCTTTGGTTTGGGCTAAATGAGAGAGAAGGCTACTATCAGCAATCTCACTATCGAGATGCAAAGCAACTATGCAGTATTTGTCCAGTAGCTAGGACTTGTCTTGAGTATGCCCTCGTTGCTAATGAAACCGAAGGGGTTTGGGGCGGACTCACACCTCAAGAAAGAAAAGACATGCGAGCCGCCGCCGAAAGAACCTGGAAACGCCGACAAAGGGCGAAAAGGCTTGCTTAGTCTTTCTTTGTGACGATGGAGGTAAGGATTGAAAGCAATCCCGCTCCTAGTGAAACCGAAGCCATGCCAACCCAGTCAATGCTGAAAAGCCCCACGGTTCCAGAACCCAAGTAGGCCAATGCCGCCTGAGCAACAGTCTTGATAGCTCTTTCGCCAGCGTAGTTCCAAAATGCTAATGTAAACATAGATACTCCTAGTCGTAATGTTCCTCATACAGTCTAGTGTCTTGCCAAGTGGCTGAGGCGGTATAAGCCGTGGTAATTATTGAAATAAGTGAAACACCACCTGTAATCAAAGTTACTCCGACCCCCCATTGGTCAACAAGAAAAGTAGCCGCACCGAAGATAATCATTGCGAAACCGAGTCGATAAGAACCGAAGATTAGTTTTCTACGGAACTTCCAGCTAGGACCGTCTTCCGACTCAGGCTCGTCTTTGAGCATGAAGACGGCATCGCCTATCTTTCTAAGGGCTGTTTGCAGCATGGGCACCTCTTTATTGGAAGAACCACCTTTGGCGTTTTCTTGTTCGTTTGTTGCGCCTTCGCCCCTTCACGCTGGCGTTGAATAAATTTGTGGAGGTCTTCTTTTGATTTAGTTGGTCCGAAGACGGATTTGGGTGTGCTTCCGATTGTGGCGTGGAGGTGAGCCCCAGTTGTTGCACTTCCCGAGTTTCCGATTCGTATTCCAAACTTTTCACCAGCCTTCACTTTTTGACCAACACGATAGCGGGCAGAAGGCGATTTGCAGCCCTTTGACGGACCTTCGCACTTTGCCTTATGAACATCACAGAAAAGATGGCAATAGCCAATGTATTTAGTTTTACGCTTTAGATTGTCCCAGCCTGTTTGGACGACAACCCAACCGAGGACGGAAGAGAACTGAATAAGTCGAACTGTGCCAGATGTAATAGCGGGTATGGAGGTTCCCGCACGAGCCCGCCAGTCAGTTCCACTGTGCGGTTGCATTTTGTTTCTACGGCGGTATTCGGACATAGTGCCGTAGTGCCCAGTTATTTGAGCATCAGGAAAAGGAAAAA